GTGACCGAAATGGTTGATGCTGGTGTAGATATAAGCCAGATTATGTCCGTTACAGGCCATACAAATATAGGTTCAGTACAGCCATACATAAAAAATACATTTACAAGTGCAAATAATGCTTTGACAACCAGAACGAATCATGTTAAAAGCATTTTAAATGCCGACACGGAGAGTGATACATTATGATAAGTGATATATACAGTTTAGTGTTAGGACTAGAGTTACGTAATGGAGAAACAAAGCGTATGGACTGTCCTAACTGTAAAGGATACAAAACTTTTACGGCCACCAACAATATGGGCAGTCTTGTATGGAATTGTTATAAAGTGTCTTGCTCTGTGTCTGGTGGTGTTCGTGTCCAACTGACATCGGAAGATATAAAGAAGTCTTTGGGATTTGCCGTAGAAGAGTTGGACAATGCATATTTTACCATGCCAGAGTATGTCGTGCCGTACAACGGCCAGCGTGAAATTACTAGATTCACAGCTAGGTATGGCATTGACGAATGGGAGCTACATTACGATGTAAAAGATAATCGTGCTGTCTTTCCTATTGTCCATGATGGTATCATAGTTGATGCTGTAGGCAGAAGTTTAAGAAATAGCTTGCCTAAGTGGAAAAAGTATGGTAAGAGTGGGTTGCCGTTTTCTTATGGGTTAGGGAAAGTGGCAGTCGTTGTCGAGGACTGCATTAGTGCTAGTGTAGTTGGGAGAGATGAATTTGTGGGTGTTGCTGTGTTGGGTACATCTCTTTCCGAATCACACAAAAAGTACCTATCGCAGTTCTCGACTGTAATAGTGGCACTTGACCCAGATGCCTTGCCGAAAACTGTAGCGTTTAGTAAAGAGTTAAGAGGGCATGTGAATAATGTAAAGGTTTTACGTTTGACAGATGACTTGAAGTATCGTAATGAAACAGACATAAACAATTTAAAAAGAATGGGAGACACAGCATGGAATTAAGTTTAGTCAGAAGTCTAATGGATAGAACCTTTTACGATGAACATAGAGGTGCTAGATGTCCAGACAGATTATTTAGCAAAGATGTACGAAAGATAAAAGGTGCGATTGACAAAGCAATGTACAACTACGAAAGAACCGTCACACCAGACGAGATTGAAGCGTTGTTCATGGCCAACAATCCTACACTAACAACTGCACAAAAGGGTGCATATGGAGATTTATTCAAACGGATTAAGAAAGAGAATCCTTTGGGTAATGATGTGGCACAGGAAGTCTTATCAAAGTTATTCCAACAAGTTGTGGGAGAAGATATTGCCAATCTAGGATTTGATTATGTAAATGGTTCGCAGACGAGCCTTGAGCCTTTACGTAATATCCTTGAGAGTTATGGTGATGACTTCACACCCAACCTTAACGTAGAGTGGGATGACATGGATGTAGACACTTTGCTACAGAAGAACGACATGGAAGCCAGATGGTCTTTCAATATATCGTCCCTTACTAGGGTCGTTGAGGGTGTCAACGATGGACACCTCATTGAAGTGGGTGCTAGACCCAATACAGGTAAAACGTCTTTTCATGCTAGTTTGATTGCTGGAGTAAATGGTTTCGCAAGGCAAGGTGCTAAGTGTGTCGTGCTTTGCAATGAAGAGGGCAGTCACCGTGTGGGTCTACGCTACCTCACTTCTGCTACTGGTATGGACAAGTACCAGATAAAAGAGAATCCTAGTAAAGCGAAGGAGTTGTATGCACCGATACAGAGGAACGTCAAGCTACGTGATGCTACTGGCAAGGATATGTCTTGGGTTGAGAGTGTCTGCAAGTCTTATCAGCCAGATGTCGTTGTTCTTGATATGGGTGACAAGTTTGCCAAGACACAAGGCTTTGCACGACAGGACGAAGCGTTGAAAGCAAACGCTGTCCATGCTCGTATGATAGCCAAACAACATAAGTGTGCCATATTCTATATGTCGCAGTTGTCTGCCGAAGCAGAGGGCAAGGTTGTGTTGAACCAAGCTATGATGGAAGGTAGTCGTACAGGAAAGGCGGCCGAAGCCGATTTGATGATTTTAATTGCAAAAGATGCACCTGTAAACAACAAGAGTGGTAACGATGATGGTGGTGAAGAAAGCACGTTGCGACATATCAATGTGGTCAAGAATAAATTATCTGGATGGCATGGTCGTATTGTTTGTGACTTAGACTACAAGACAGCTAGGTATACAGCATGACACAAGGCACTTTATTTCCTATAGAGGAGTTACAAGTTCTGCACGAGGATGGTCTTGAGTGCAATAACTGTGGTATAGTACAGCCAGTTGAGAACTTCCAGCGTATGCAGTCTGGTGAGATAAAAAGAAAGTGTAGGTCTTGCGCTAGGAATCAATCAAACTTAATAAAAGAGTTGAGAAGTAAACACGCATACCCAGATGATAATTACTCTTGCCCTATATGCAAAAGAACTATAGCTGAGATAGGAAGAAAAGGGCAGACAAGATTACAAAACTGGGTGCTGGATCATTGCCATGAGACAGAGACTTTTCGTGGCTGGGTGTGCCATCATTGCAATACAGGTCTAGGAGCTTTCTCTGATAATCTTGACAGAATACAAAAGGCTGTGGTATATTTAAAAAAACATGAGGATAAAATAAATGAAGCTAGTTCTTGATATAGAAAATACAGTTACAAAAAGAAATGGTCGTACACATCTAGACCCTTTTGAGAAAAACAATTCTCTTGTCATGGTGGGTATGAAAGCAGACTTTGGTGAAACTATAGTTACATTTGACCATAGTGAAAAAGAGCCTACAGAAAATGGTAGGGACATTGTACAGGCAACGCTGGACAAGACTACAGTTCTTGTGTGTCACAATGTTGCACATGATCTTGTTTGGTTGTGGGAGTCTGGATTTAAATACAACGGTATTGTTTTTGATACAATGCTGGGTGACTATGTTTTACAAAGAGGACAGAAGAAACCTCTATCATTGGAGATGTGTGCAGAGAGGTACAAGCTGGACACAAAGAAGCAAGACACATTAAAAGAATATTTTAAGAAAGATTATTCTGTACGTGACATACCTCATGCAGAACTATCCGAATATTTACTAGCCGACTTACGTGCTACAGATCAACTGGCTGACAAGCTGTTTCAAAGATTATCTGGGGACGATGCTGGCCTAATGAATACAGTAAGTCTTACAAACATGGTGGCTGTCTGCTTGTGTAAGATATACAGGGACGGTTTCTCTGTGAACTACGTTGAGTTAGAAGAGGTGAAGCAAGAGTTTGAAGCAGAGAAGAAAGCGTTGATACAAGACCTAAATACACAAGTCAGAGAACTTATGGGTGACGTTCCTATCAATCTAAATAGTCCAGAGCAACTATCATGGGTTATATACAGCCGTAAGCCAAAGGACAAGAATGATTGGTCTAGCTGTTTCCACAATAGAATGGATCACGAATCTTTCAGTAAAAAGATACGAGCAAAGGCTGAGACAATATACAAGAAGAAAGCATTTAGATGTGAAGCTTGTGACGGTAAAGGTTTTATACAGAAGATTAGAAAAGATGGTAAGCCATACGCTAAGATGTCAAAATGTTCTGTATGCGACAGTCAAGGATTTGTTTACAAGCAGACATCAAAAGAGATAGCAGGTTTGAAGAGACAGCCTTGCAACTCAAGATGGGTAAGCCATAGTGGATTCACAATTAACAAGGCAAACATAGAAACACTAGAGAACAAAGCTAGAGGTGAGGGCGATGCTGATGCTGAAAGATTCCTGAAGAACATAAGAAGATTATCTGCTGTAGAAACATACCTCTCCAGCTTTGTAGAGGGCATAGCAGACCACGTTAAGCTTGATGGTAGGCTACATGTTCGGTTATTACAGCATCGCACATCTACAGGTAGATTCAGTGGAGCAGACCCTAACATGCAAAACATGCCCAGAGGTGGTACATTTCCTGTGAAGAGAGTATTTGTATCTCGTTGGAGCGACAAAGGTGGAGAGATATTGGAGTCCGACTTTGCACAGCTAGAGTTTAGAGTTGCTACATACTTGTCCCAAGACAAAACAGCCATGCGAGAGATAGCCAATGGTGTAGATGTTCATGCGTACACAGCTAAAGTTATTAGTGAAGCAGGACAGCCTACCACAAGACAGGAAGCTAAAGCGCATACGTTTGCACCTTTGTACGGTGCGACAGGTTATGGCAGAACGACAGCCGAAGCTGAATACTATGAGCAGTTTACAAGTAAGTATGATGGCATCGGAGCATGGCACGAGAGCCTTGCAAATGAAGCAATAGAGACATTGAAAATACGCACACCGTCTGGTAGAGAGTTTTCTTTCCCAGATGTAAAAAGATTGGTAAAGTTAAATGGTAGAAGTAGAGTAACCTACGGCACACAAATAAAAAACTATCCTGTACAGAGTTTTGCTACTGCAGATATTGTACCTCTTGTACTTCTAAAAATTAGCGAAAGACTAGAGAATATGCAGAGTTGTATAGTAAATTCTGTGCATGATTCTATCGTTATTGATGTACACCCAGAAGAGAAAGATGCCGTATTAAAAATAATGAGAGACATTAATAAAAATTTAAAAAATATTGTTGACAATCACTTCAATATAGATTTTAATGTACCTTTATTATTAGAATCAAAAATAGGAAATAATTGGCTTGACACCAAAGATGT